TCGTACTACTTACCAACGCAGACCCGCTAGAGGTTGGCCAGTCGTTTACCCTTGCGGGTGTCGACGCAACCTTTAACGGCACGTACACCGTCCACACTTTGCCGCCGTTTCGGTTTATGGGTGTGGACGAATACGGGTTTTTTATTTATGACCCCGAGCAACCAATCCAAAATCAAGTGTTGTTTGCTAAGACCGCTGCCGACGTCATTATTAGCCCGGCTACTGGCACGCTTACAACGACGCCTACTTGCACGTGGATAACCGCCGATAGTCAAGTTGAGGATTGGTTAGGAATAGGAACAGCCACCGTTGCCGATCAAACGTTTATTACGCAATGTCGCTTGGCTTCGAACGAATTTAGTTTTAGACGACGACAGGAAGCCGGGTACAAGGACAGCCTTACCACGGTGCCTAATGCTTCGGTGCTTTTAGGTGCCGTTGCTTATGCCGGGTTTTTGTACCGTCAACGTGGTGCCGTAACGGACTTTGCCGGGTTTGACGGTTTAGCAGCTGGCGGGTCAATGGGCCTTAGCCCGATGATTAAACAATTGTTGGGCATTGACAGGCCCGCGGTGTTTTAATGCCTGTTGCATACACCGACCTATTTAACGAGGCGTTAGACGACCTTACAGCGACCTTACAGACCGTCACAGGCTTGCAAGTGGTCAATGACCCGCGCTCGATCGCGCCACCGTGTGCGTTTATTGACGCCCCATCGTTTGAAGCGTTTAACTACAACATCGTAAAAATCACGTTTCCGGTACGCCTAATTACCCTTGGCCCGGGCAACCTTGACGCGCAACGCAGCCTTATGAACATGGCCGCCAAAGTGTTAGGCAAAAACGTGGCGGTAACCAGCGGACGCCCAACCATTGCAATAATCGGCGGTAGCGAACTAGCCGCGTATGATCTCACTATTGAAATGCAAGCCCAAACGGCTTAAGGCGGTTACATGTACTACATCATAAAAAGCGCTCGACTAGGTGAGGTAGGCACCGAATACAAACCGAAGCCGGGCACAAACATACCTGCTCTTTTGTGGGGCGGTTTTATTGCCGAAATAAACGACCAGCAACCCGACGAAGTATCCACACCCGCACCAAAAAAAGGTGCTAAAAATAAGAAAGCAACGAAAGAGAGTTAAACATCATGGCAACTAGCACCTACTTAGCAACCCCGGGCGTTTCGGTAAACAGCGTTTCGCTAACCGACCAATGCACCGCAGCCGTATTTACGCACCGTTTTGACCAACTTGAATACACAACTTTTGGTCAGACGTCGCGCCAGTACCAAGCAGGATTAGGCAACCACGAAGTGACCTTGACCCTTTACCAGTCGTACGCAGCAACCGAGACCTACGCAACGTTGGCCGCGCTTGTTGGCAACGACGACATCACCGTCGTAGTCGACGCAGCAGGGGAACTTTTTACCTTGACTAATTGCGCGTTGCTTGAAATGCCTGTTGTTAACGCGGCTTTGGGCGAACTTTCCACCGTAGACATTACCTTTGTTGGTGGCACTTACAGCGTTGCATAAATAGCGCCGAACCATCGGCCCGACACGAAAGCAGGCACAATGCAATTAACCCTTGAAGTAACAAACAACGAAGGCACCTATTCGGTAAGCACAAACCTATTTACCATTGTGCTATGGGAACGCCGTTTTAAACGCAAAGCGGCCGACATGGCAAACGGTATAGGCGTTGAGGATTTGTTGTTTTTGGCTTGGGAAGCAAGCAAACAATCAAAAATTATTGTGCCGTCCGAATTTGACAAATACTGTCAACAAGTAACCAACATTGAGGTAACCGCACAAGAGGCCCCAAACCCTACCCAAGCGGCACCTACCGCCGGCAATTAGCCGAACTGTTAGTTGCAACAGGGTGGGCGCCGCATTGGTATTCGCAAGTCTTTGACGCGCAAGACTTAGCAACGGTGGCTAAAGTTTTGGGGGATCGAAACAAAAGGTAACCGTATGGCGCAACCAGTTTTACAGGTAAAAGGTATTCAGGAAACCTTGGCGCTATTGCACAAAATAGACCCGTCGTATAGGCGCAAAATTGGCGTACGCATTAAGCGAAGCGGTGAAATAATCCTTAGCGAAGCCCGCAGCATGGTGGCCCATTACGACAACAGCAAAGGTAACGGCGCCCCGCTTTCCGGCATGGCTCGAGGCAACCTAGTGCGTGGCCGTGAGACTTCATGGCGAACCGATCAGGTACAAAAGGGCTACAAAATAAAGGTAGGCGTACGCCCCAGCCGTGAACGGTACGTAGATTTTAACCGTGGCGGTTACACCGAACAGGTGGTTTTTGGTGCGAAGCCTTACCGGCTTATGGTGGTGCAATCAACCGACCCCGCTGGCGTGATCTATGACCATGCCGGGCGAAACGTAAGCAGCTTGTTTGTAGCAAACCTTACAAAAGAGGAAGGCGGGCAACCTCGTGTTATTGACAAGGCGGTTACTAAAAACCGTGACGCCGTGCAACAAGACATACAATCGGTTATAGCCGACGTTGAAAAACGCACAAACACGCAACTAAAGCAGAGGGTTAAATAATGGCAATTAACATACCGATTATTACGTCGTTTGTTAATACGGGTATCCAAGCTGCTGACAAACAACTAAAAAAGTTTGGTACTAGCGCGCAAGCCGTTGCCGGTGCTGTTGGTGGTTTGTCTATTGCATTTGGCACCGTTAAAAGTGTTATCGGGCCAGCGATTACCGCGGCGTCAAACCTGCAAGAAAGCATGTCAAAAGTAAACGTTATTTTTGGCAAGGGCGCGGGTGATGTAGAAAAGTTTGCAGCGAGCGCTGCTCGAAGCATGGGCCAGTCGAAGCAATCGGTTTTGGACGCTGCCGGGGCTTTCGGTACGTTCGGTAAAGCAGCTGGTTTAGTAGGTCAAGACTTAGCGGTATTTAGCAACGACTTTACGGCTCTAGCAACTGACCTTGCGTCGTTTAACAACACAAGCCCCGAGGAAGCCGTACAGGCCATTGGTGCCGCGTTACGTGGCGAAGCCGAACCTTTGCGCCGTTTCGGTGTTTTGCTTAACGACGCAACCTTAAAACAAGAGGCTTTAAACCTTGGCATTTACGACGGCAAGGGCGCGCTTACCGCGCAACAAAAGATTTTGGCAGCACAAGCCGCGATCTATAAACAAACAACCGACGCACAAGGCGACTTTTTACGAACCAGCGACGGACTAGCAAACAGCCAACGTACGTTAAGCGCCGAGTTTGCAAACATACAAGCACAACTAGGGCAAAAGTTGTTGCCGTTAATGGAAGACTTTACGCAATCGTTGTTGTCTATTAGCGATTGGGTGCGCCGTAACCCTAAAGCGTTTAGCATGATTGGCAACGGTTTAGGCGAAATTGCTACCCAAGCCTTTAAAGCAACCAACAGCCTTTACCCATTTTTGTTTAACCTTACGCAACTTGTTGGTAACACCGTTGAGGCCGAAAAGGTAACGGGTGCTTACAACGAAAACTTGAAGCGGTCAACAGCTGCACATATTCGAGGCGTTGACGCTGCACACGAATTCAACAAAAGCCTTAAAGACACCAAAACAGAAACAGGCGGCGCCGCTAAAGCAATTAACGAACTTTACGACGTCATCAGCGACAAACTAACCGACGCGCTTGAGGGTGCAAAAGACCAATTAACAGACGCCCAAGAAGCGTTTACAGACTTTGGGCAATCAGTAGCCGACGGCATAAGCCAAGCGTTTAGTTTTGCCGACGCTAAAGAAGCAGGCGACGAAACAGGCGCCGGGTTTTTAGCAGGGTTGCGCGACCAAGTAGAGGGCGTAAAACAGTACGCAACCAACATAGATTTGTTGTTACAACGTGGGCTTAGCCAACAAGCGTTGCAATCGGTTTTGGACGCTGGCGCCGAGGCTGGCGCGGCGATCTCTACCGAACTGATCGCAGGCGGCCAGGAAGCGATTACAGGCCCGGGCGGTGTAAACGAGTTAGTAGCCACCGTTAAAGGCGTCGCAGACAAGTTAGGGCTTGATACGGCGAGCCGTTTCTACCAAGCTGGTGTAGACCAAGGCAGCGCCCTAGTTGCGGGCTTAGAAAGCGTCCTAGCGAAATACGAAAAGATTTTAGCGAACCCGAAACTAACGACTAAGCGCCTAGAAAACTTGTTAGAGCAAGCACAAACCGACATTGCATTTACGCAGATAACAGCGGGGCAAACAATTGCTACCCCAGCGCCTACGGCCTCGAGCATTGCCAGCGTCAACCAAGCCAAGGCAGCACGCACAAGCGCCGCGCCCGTAACAGTAAACGTCAACGGCGGGCTAGCGACAAGTGCCGAAATTGGCAAGGTAGTGACCAACAGCCTTAAAGCGTATGCACGGCAAACAGGCCCGCTAGAAATACCAACGGTTGGTTACAGGTAATGCCCGGTACAGCAATCGCGCAAGCCGGCAACTATTCCCTACTAATTGATACGGGCTATGACGTCAACAGTTTTACCCTTGACAGCGCAACTAAGGGTTTACTTGGTGGCACGTTTCCATTAGGCCCAGGTAGCGACTTTGCCGACGTCACCGACAGTACAACACAAATAAGCATTAAGCGCGGTAGGCGCGACATTGGCGACCAGTTTGGTGCTGGCACCATGACATTTACAATTAACGACGTAGACGGGATTTTTAACCCGTTTGACGACGAAGGCCCGTTTTACAACACACCCGACGCGTTACCCGGGCTAGCCCCATTGCGCGCCGTCGAATTAATCCGTTACGACGACAACGACAACCCGCAATACTTGTACCGCGGCCGAGTAGTCAACTACAACTACAACTTTGCTTTAGACGGAATAGACACCGTGACCGTGTTTTGTAGCGACAACTTTTATTTGCTTAGCCAAACGTTTATGGACGAATTAAACGTTACGGTTGAAACATCAGGCGAACGTATAGAAACCGTTTTAGACCTACCCGAAGTGAACTACGCGACGGGTGCAGCTCGAAACATTGACCCGGGCACCGTAGACCTAGGCCACAACGCAGCGTTTACCGTTCCTGCTGGCACCAACGTTTTAGGGTATTTGCTACAAATAAACCAAACCGCAGAATTTGGCCGTTTTTTTGTGGCACGTGACGGGGTGTTGACCTTTACGCCACGTGTGGGCACAACCCTTAGCGCCCCGTCGGTGTCATTTGTTGACAACGGCGTAGGCGTACCGTACGACGGTTTAGGTATCACGTTTGAAGCCGACGCCGTAATTAACCGTGTTTACATTGAAAACCTAGACGGACACAACGCAACCGCCGACGATCTCGCCAGCCAAGCAACCTATTTTGTGCAAACCAACAGCATTACAAACAGCCTTTTAGACGACGCCGAAGTCGCCGCCGCAGCAATTTACCTTTTGAACGGCACACCCGAAGCGCGCTACAACAGCGTAGAAACCGTATTTGGTGCCTTAACCGCGACCCAGCGCGACACCGTTGCCGTGGTGGACATTAGCGACACCGTAAGCGTAGAACGCACATTTGTAACGGGCAATACAACAATGACACTTGCCCAGGAATTAGCGGTTGAGGGTGTCGAGCATGAGATTACATTGAATGGGCACCGCATAATGCTATTTACCAGCCCAACAACCATTGTTTACGAATTGCTACTTGACGACCCCGTTTTTGGAATTCTTGACGCGTTAAACGTGTTGGGTTGATCTAGGCTTACGATCATGGGATTAAACGCACAAACTAGCGTGCCGGCATTTACGACCGGGCAGGTCTTGACCGCGCAACAACAAACGGACATAAATACGGGTATTCCCGTTTTTGCAACCACGGTCACACGTGACGCCGCTTTTGGTGGCACAGGCGAAAAGACCCTTGCTGAAGGTCAGTTTGCTTACATTGAAGCGACTAAAACGACACAGTATTACGACGGGGCAGCGTGGCAACCTGTCGGTACAACGCCTGGCATGGTTTTTATTACTGGTGCAGCATTTAGCGCACAATCAAGCGTAGGTATGGCGGCGGGAACTTTTACTAGTACCTACAAAAATTACCAAGTTGAATTAGTTGTAACTTCATGTAGCGCACAGTTGCAAATTTTGCCAAGAGTGAACGCGGCGGGTGTTTCACAAAGCGGCGCTAACTATTTTTGGGGTACTGGCATTATGAATACCGGGGGAGCATTTACGGGCACAGGTGCAGGTTCCTCGACTTCGCCGCAACTTATGGGCACGGACGCCACACGCGGCACAATGGGTAACATCATGGTTTTTGACCCGCTAAACGCGTCGAGTTATACACATGTAACAGCACAAAGCATGGGAAACATTGGCGGGGTTAGTGGTTCAATTTATAGCGGGTATTTTTATAACGCTACCGCTGCACATGACGGCCTCACTTTTGTTACATCAACTGGAAACATGACAGGTTATTACCGCGTTTACGGACTAAGCGAAAGTTAAAACAATGTCTAAATATCAAATACAAATTGGTGACGAAGTACGCGACATGACCGACGAGGAAGTAGCGCAACGTGACAAAGATTTAGCCGAATTTGCTGCGGAAACAAAAGCACGCGCCGAAAAAGCAAAACTAAAAGCCGACACGCTTGCAAAACTTGGGCTTACGGCCGACGAAGTAGCCGCCTTACTGTCGTAATGCGATGGCGTCCGGTTATTGGTTACGTGCTATTTATTGCCGTAGTAGTTTGGGGTTGTAGTGGTTGCACCGTTTCAAAAACTAATATCGAATATCAATGTTTTACAAAGGCCTCTTGTGAATAAAACACCCGAACAACACCACGCCTCACTAATTGTATTTGTAGGGCGCCTTATGGCGTTGTGCTTTACGTTTACCGTCATGGCATTTATATACGGAATTTTATTCGTAGACCAGCCTACGGAACAGGCCCCAACTGACGCGCAACTAATTGACCTTTTAAGCACGTTGCTCGTGTTTTTGACTGGCACCCTTAGCGGCCTTGTGGCGTCTAACGGACTTAAAAGCAAACCCGGCACACCAACCGAGGGTTAAACAATGATTGCTAAAGCCAAACCCGGTGTCGTAGGCGCTCGAGATTACCTAGGCAACAGCGACGGACCAGCACCTGCTAAACGCGCCGGCACCGAGGAGTGGGTAAGACAAGCTGCCAAGTATTCGAGTGGCGCGCTATGGAACAACGGCACCTACGGGCAACGCGACGTTCGTTCAAAGCCCGGCACATTGTCAGTACATGCAACAGGGCGCGCGATGGATTTGTCATATAGGAAAATGGACACTAAAGGCGTAGCAACAGGGCGTAACACGTCTAAACAATTCATTGACAAAGTAGTAGCCCACGCCAATCAATTAGGCGTGCAAATGGTTATTGATTATTGGCCACAACCGTTTGGGCGTGCTTGGCGTTGTGATCGACAGGCATGGAAAGCGTACGAAACCAAAACCGTTAGCGGGGCACCCGGTGGGGATTGGTGGCATATTGAAATTGCACCTGGCATGGCAGATAACCCCGAAGCCGTAAAAGCCGCATTTCAAGCCGTTTTTGAGGTATCCACAACCGCATAACAATCATTGGCTAGGGTTTTTGTACCGACGGAAAGCCCGAAATATGACAGAGCCACAAACCTTTATTTACGAGTGTTACATCACAACCCTAGAAACGGGTCAACAAGTGATGGTTCAACTATTT